CCACACTTGGCACAAACACATTTGGCAGTCGTCAAACATACGCGGTTAACAACACGACACAAAACCCAATCAGCTTAAGCACAGCCGCTGCTGCACTTTTGTCAACCCGCCAGCTTGGCGCTCTTGAGTGGGACAACACGCAGCTCTACATCACGGCATCAAGCCAGTTTGCACTACTTAACCGCAACCCGATTGCGACCGCAACAGTGCTTATCAACACGCAGACTGGCACAACGTTCGCCCCTGCTTTGACTGACGCTGGAAGGCTGATCACACTTAGCAACCCCAGTGCAATCGCTGTCACAATCGCCGCTGATGCTACGACTGACTTCCCTGTTGGCACACAGCTTCTGCTGATGCAGCTTGGCGCGGGTCAGGTGACAGTGTCCGGGGCGGTTGGCGTGACGATTGTCAGCCGTAGCGGAACAAAAACCGCTGGTCAACATGCGCTCATTTCGCTAATCAAAATAGCGGCAAACCAATGGGTCGTTGGTGGCGATGCAACAACGTAATTTATGTTCTCTTCTATGTTATCACTACTCGGCAGTATCAGAGGCGGGTCAAGTTTCATCACGAACTCACTTCGGTTTCGGTCGAGTGCGTCTGCCTACTTGAGCAGGACGTTTATTACACCAACAAGCAATACAACATGGACATGGTCTGGATGGGTAAAGCGTGGAGGATTAGGCGTTTGGAATTCAATATTCAGCTCTGCGCCAGGTGGAAATGCGTTTGCGTTTAGCCCAACAAACAATTTAATTTTTGCACTTGGAAATGTAGAAGTAGCAACAAGCACTGCTGTATTTCGAGATCCGTCTGCTTATTATCATTTAGTTGTTAGAAGTAACGGTACAAACATTAAAGGATTTGTAAATAACTTAGAAGTTCTATCATACACAGGAACTATTCCCGCAATAAATTCTGCCGCTACACATTACATTTTTTCCAATCGAGGTATAGATAACTTTGTTGACGGCTACCTCACAGAAGTCCACTTCATCGACGGCCAGGCACTGACGCCAGCCTCGTTTGGCGCGATTGACTCGTCCACCGGCGTGTGGGCTCCGAGGCCGTACAGCGGCACTTACGGCGCGAACGGCTTCTACCTCAAGTTTGCCAACACATCGTCTGTGGCGGCACTGGGCAACGATAGCTCGGGGAATAACAACACCTGGACGGTGAACAACGTGTCACTGACGGCTGGGGCAACATACGACAGCATGATCGATGTCCCGGTGAACTACAGTGACGGCGGGAATGGTAGGGGGAATTATGCGGTGCTGAATCCGCTTCTTGGATCGTCTTCCACTGGGCCGCTTGATGGAAACCTAAGCGTCGGATTCAACGCAAATATGGGGCGAAAAGCTACCATTGCAGTGTCAAGTGGAAAGTGGTATTGGGAGTGCAATTTTGTAACCCCATTTCTTGACTCCGTAATTGTTGGTGTATGCCGTCCTGCTGATGTTGATGTATTTACCCTTTCCGCGACTGGCTATGGCTATTTGTCTGTTGGTTTAAAAGCCAACAGCGGAAGCGGTGTTGCGTATGGCGCGGCATTCGGGCTGGCAGATACCATCGGCATTGCATTTAATGCTGACGCGGGGACGATTGAGTTCTACAAGAACAACGTGAGTCAGGGTGTCGCATACACCGGATTGTCTGGAGAGTTTGTTCCGGCGTTTTGCACCAATGCCAGCGGCAGCACAAACTTTCGGCCCAACTTCGGCCAACGCCCCTTCGCATACACGCCCCCCGCCGGTTTCCGCGCACTGAACACGAACAACCTGCCGACACCGTCGATTGTGAATGGTGCGAACTTCATGGCGGCGACGACCTACACGGGCAACGCTGCTGCACGGTCACTGTCGAATGCGGTGAACAGTGTGTCGTTCCAGCCGGATCTGGTGTGGATTAAGTCACGGACACCGGGCGCTACGAATCATGCGCTGTTCGACTCTGTGCGGGGAACCGGCAAGTATTTATCATCTAGCACAACGTCTGCTGAGACGACCGACGCAAGCACGCTGACAGCATTTAACGGCGATGGCTTTAGCCTCGGCACGGACACGACGATAGTCAACGCGAATGCGAACTCGTACATTGCTTGGCAGTGGAGGGAAAGCATCACCGCTGGGCTGGATGTGGTGAGCTACGCCGGCACAGGCGTGGACAGGACGGTTGCACACAACTTGGGCGTTGCTCCTGCGATGATCATCGTGAAGCGGTCGCAGACTGGCGCTACAAGCAACTGGCAGGTGCGCCACACGTCAATTCCGGTTGCAAACAGCATTCAACTTAACCTGCCAAACCAAGCTGCCGCTGCCACGACGGTGTGGGCTAGTACTGCTCCAACATCAAGCGTGTTTACTGTTGGCACATCCGCAGATGTCAACGCTTCTGGTGTTAGTTACGTCGCCTACTGCTTCGCTGAGATCGCAGGCTTCTCCCGCTTTGGCAGCTACACGGCAAATGGACTGCCCGACGGGCCGTTTGTGTTCTGTGGGTTCAGGCCGAGGTTTGTGATGATTAAACGAACAAACACAACTGGAAATTGGGCGCTAATTGATTCTTCAAGATCATTATTTAATGCCGCGAGTGACAATTTGTATGCAAACTTAGGCGATTTTGAAACATCTATAGTGCGACTAGATGCGCTATCAAACGGATTTAAACTAAGAACTACTGGTGGAGATTTTAATGGCGCAAGTGGAGACACCTACATTTTCGCAGCCTTCGCAGAGAACCCAAGCAAGTACGCTCTAGCTCGATAACCTTATGCCAAGAAAATCCGTATCACTAGCAGTGGGCAGAGGCGAGAAGCTGCCTGTATCGCGTGGAGCTGGGCTAACGGCCAAGGGACGCGCCAAGTACAACCGCGAGATGGGGAGCAACCTGAAGGCTCCTGCGCCAAACCCAAAAACAAAGGCCGACGCTGGCAGGAAAAAGTCATTCTGCGCTAGGATGGCAGGCGTTGTCGCCAAGGCTAAAGGGCCGGCTGAACGAGCCAGGGCAAGCATGAGACGCTGGAAGTGCTAACTTTATGAAACGAGGACTCTACGCCAACATCCACGCTAAGCGCGAGCGTATCGCTGCTGGCAGCAAAGAGAAGATGCGTAAACCCGGCACTAAGGGCGCCCCGACAGCAAGGGCGTTTCGGCAGGCTGCCAAGACCGCCAAGAAGAAGTAGGTATGGACGAGTTTATCGGCAAGGTGCTTACCCACATCTTCGATCAAGGCTTAACTGTATCCCTACTGGCACTGGCGCTGTATTACCTGCACAGTAAACTAAACAAACTAGAAGTGAAGATCTCCGAGTGCGAGCAAGACCGGCTTAAGCTCTGGGAACGAATCGCTCAACTCCACGACTGATATGAAAGAATACCTCAAACAACCATCTACCTGGCTCGGCATCGTCAAACTTGGCACGGCTATCGGCCTGTACAGCACCGGCATTGGTGGAGCAATCGCACAGGGCGTTATGGCAATCTTTGGCATTATTGACGTAATCCGCAACGAGAAACTGTGACGATTGACGAGCGATCAGCCAAGCACATCTTAACGCTGCTCCCTGAAGTACAGGGCGCATTTACGGCCTTCTTGCTAGATGCTAAAGAACTGGCGGCTAAAGACGGCTTGGACTACAAGGTCATCTGCGGCACTCGGTCTTGGGAAGAGCAGGCTGCACTGTACGCCAAGGGGCGCACTGCACCGGGACCAAAGGTGACCAATGCCAAGCCAGGATCATCGATGCACAACTTTGGACTCGCCATCGACTGCGGGGTGTTCAAGGGCAAGGTGTACATGGATGGCAGCACACCCGCTGACGCACAGATCGCTGACCTTATGCATAAACACGCCTCAACACTCTGCGCCAAGCACAAGCTGCGCTGGGGCGGCAAATTCAAGAAGCTATACGATGCGCCTCATTTTGAGTATGATATTCCTTATTCTCTTGCTGATCTGCGTGTTCGCTGGGCCAAGGGACAATCCTTAATCGCTTAATCTTATGCCAAAGTCAATGAATGCAATGCTGGCCATCCTTGGTGGCCCTATGGGCGGCAAAAGCCGTTCCTGTCCTGAGTGCGACTCTCCTATGGAGTCCGACGGCACCTGTTCCGAGTGCGGATACGGTGAAGAGGAGGAGTACGAGGGCGAGGGCGAAGAAGAAGGTGAAGATGACGGGCACATGGAGCGCATGGTCGAGATTCGCGACGATCTCCAGCGTGTCGTGGACAAGCTCAGTAAGCTCATTTCCTAATGGCACAAGAGATCCAGGCTGAAGGTGACGACATGTTCACTGGCTTTGCCAGCAGGCTCGACCCTGCCAACCTAAAGCCCGGGATCTTGCAATCGAGCTTTAACGTCCGTTTGCAGCGCGGGATTGCTCAACCTCGCAAGGGAACTAAGCGTCTTACCGAGACGGAACTGATCGGACTGACGATGGTTGGCTCGGGCCTGTACGTTGACGCCGACGGTCATGACAACATCGTAATGGTCTTTACAGACCGCATGTATTTGTACAAGCCAGCTCAGGGGCTGGATGTCGAGGACTTGATTGGGCCGTACATGTTCCCCGCTGATCGCACCATAGACGTTGGCGGCATCTGCGACGTAGTCACGGCACTCAACAAGATCTACATTTTCCGTGGGAAGTACGACAAGACAACGTTTGTTGCAACCGAGTCAAACTCGGACATCCTCGACGGCGACACTGGAACGATCACAATCACAACGGTCCTTCCGCATGGTTACGCCACAGGCGACGAGGTCACCATTGGGCGCACAGACGGCTCAGACACGGCGGGACAGGATGTCACTGGCAGCTATGTTATTGCGGTGACCGGCACGAACAGCTTTACATTCCAGTACACGAACAACACTGGCGTCACTTATGCCGCTCGGCCCACACAGACAGGCTGGACGGCTCGCCGTGGGTTGCCCCCGTTGATATGGGAGGACGGTCTAGCAGCGGTTGCGTTTGCACAGCAGAAGTTTGTTATCGACGGCACTACGGTCACGGGCATCACCCAGTCTGTACCCTGCGCTGACTTTGGATTGTACTTTCAGAACAGGCTTATCCTTAAGTTCGGCGACTACCAGATGCTGGTAAGTGACATCTTGAGTGAGCAGTGCGATACGACGCTCAACAACTTTGTTATCAATACCGGCGGGAACGACTCGATTGTAGGCGTGCTGCCGTGGGTGCAGGACCAGTTCTTGGTCTTTATGACCAACAGCATCTACGTTGTTTACGTCGAGACAGACAACTTTGCCGCTGACTCGCCTCCAGGGGCGCAGAGCAGCACGACAGTAGTAACGACCGAGATTGGCTGCTTGGCTAGACGGTCTATTGTAGCAGCCGGTCAGTTCGTGTTCTTCCTTTCGGCCAACGGCGTCCACATGCTGACGCCACAGCTTGACCTCAAGCTACTAGGTAACACGCTGCCGCTGAGCGAGCCGATTGCAGATTTCTTTGACACCGTCAACTTCGATGCCGTTCAAAACTCGGTGGCTACCTACTATAACAATCGCTTCTACATTGCCATGCCTACTGGCAGCGCAACTAGGAATGACAAGATCTTGGTCTACAACACGCTGAACCAAGCATGGGAGTCGATTGACTATTATCCGACTGGATTGTTCTCAGATAACTTGATCCTCTCAGCATATATCAATCAACGCCGGTTGATGATCATTACCAACTTTGCTGGAGCAGGCCAATACGGCGGCGTGTTCCTTTCGGAGGAGCAGGTCGAGGGTGACGAGTTTAACACGTCCAACGCACTGCCAGTGCTACCATTCAACCTGTTCCCGCAATCGTCTCAGATCACGCCATCGACGCTGATCCCTAGCACCCAAAACTTCGTTCACATTCCGGCTTCTGTAAAGACTCGGGAATACACGTTTGGCGGTACTTCCGAGAAGCGGTACAGCAGGGGCGAGTTTAGTTTCAACAACGTGCAGAACGACTTTGTGCGTATTGACGCGACCACTTACGACCCGGATGCGACCGAAACGGTGCTTGAGTACAGCTTTAGCGGCACAACCGACGGGACGCTACGCCCACGAATAGCAGCTCGGGGAACGTCAATTGCGTGTACCATAAGTTTCGTTATTGGAAGACCATCCTTGAAAAGTACGGCTGTTTATGCTATAGCCGCTAGTAGACCAATGATTTCGCAGGAGTAATTTATGCCCGGCCAACAAATCCAAAAAGGAACGACCTACGTCAACTATCCGACAGTTGGCGCTTCGCAGGTGACTGCCGAGAACCTAAACGACCATGTCGATAACGCTATTTTGTTGCCTGGCGCAATCTCGGCACAGACAAGCGGCACGCCTGAAGAGGGTGACTATATCATCGCTGAACGCACAGGGGCGCTCTTTAAGTATACCATTCAGAGTGTTAAGGAGCTTTTTGCAACCATCGTAAACGGGTTCTTGCCCACTTCTGGCGGCACCATGACAGGTGCGCTTATCCTTAACAACAGCAACCCCGCCACGGCGGCTACAGCGGCCAGTAAGGGGTACGTTGACGCTACAGCAGCAGCCACAGTGCTCTCTGGGGCAATTGTCATGTGGGGCACGTCTGTGCCTCCTGCTGGGTGGATTGAATGCAACGGTCAGTCTACGGCTGGCTACCCCAACCTAATCGAGTTATTTGGCACCAATGTTCCCGATTTACGAGGTGAGTTTGTCCGTGGATGGGATAGCATTCCAGCTAGAAATGTAGATCCGGGCCGCGTAATCAGATCTGCTCAAGCGCAGGACGTTCAACCACACACGCACACTTATCAAAAAGCAAGTTTGCAATTTGTGACATCAGGTAGCGGTTTATCAACAACGTCAACCTCAAGTCCATCTATAATATATAGCGTTGCGGCAACAAGCTCCACCGGCACAGCCGAAACCCGTCCACGCAATGTGGCGCTTATGTTTATTGTTAAGACCTAATGACCATCCAAGAATGGGAACAACTTGTCGATACGTTATATGAACAATGCCGAAACCATTTACAGCTTCTGGGACAGGTATCCAGAGATGACGTTGATGGTTATCTTAGTTTTTATGGCGTCCATAACAGTGTTTATTTCTATAAGCGCAACGGCGTTATTACAGGCATTTCAACGGGCCATCCAGGAGTCAGTGACTTTAATTGGAAATGGCGAAGACGAAACGGCATCTGGACGATTCACTTGGCATGGGCCAGTGAGCCAGAAGCTGTACCAGACATGTTTAACCAGTTTTTTCAAAGAGAACCCTTAATTACTCAGATTTGGGCATGGAGATGCGACCATGCTGTTCCAATCACTGCAACAAAACTAGAAAGACTTTTATATGGGAGGAGGAAAATCAGCAGCCCCGGCACCACCGCCAGCTCCGAATTATCAGGAGTCGATGCGGTCGATTCTACAAGCGCAAATTGATCTGGCTCCACAAGTGTATGCTCAAGAGGCTGCACTACAACCTAAGTATCAAGCCTTACAAGATCAGCTTGCCAAACAGGCTGCTGAAAGCCAGATTTCCCTGTACCGTGGACTTCAGCCTCAGTATTCGCAGCTAGAAGAAGCATACATGAAGGACCAGCAGGCGGCGCAATTGCGCGGCTTGCAGGAGCGTGCGCCAGGGTACGTTCAAGCGTTTCAAGAAGCTCAAGGTGTTGGTGGAATCAACCAAGCTCTCCAGCAGTACACCCAGCAAAAGCTCGCTGGATTACAGGTTGACGGAACAAACATTTCACCGCAAGAACAACGCGCCATCGAGCAGCAGACCCGCGCAGGCTTTGCGGCTCGGGGAACGGCGCTTGGCGGACAGTCCAACCTTGCCGAGGTGCTCAACCGTTATAACGCTCGTCAGGCTCGGGAACAGCAGCTTGTCGCTCTTGGCACTGGCCTTGGCGGTTACTTTGCACAGCAGTCTGCGCCGGCACTTACGTCGTTCTATCAGCAACCGATGTACGCAGGTTCGTTTGGTGGACAGGCTGCACAGAACGCGATGATGGCGCAGCAGCAGGCTGGTCCGCAATACTTCAACCCAGAGTCACAGACTGGCATGGGGTCGATCTATGGTGCGTATAACTCACAAATGCAATACGCCGCTGGGATGGCTCAAGCTAATGCGGCGAAGAGTGCTGGCAAGATGGGCATGATCGGTTCGCTTGGCGGTGCAGTCATTGGCGCGGGAGGCATGCTTGGTGGAGCAGCCATTTTATAATGAACACTGCATCTGCCATAACCATAATCAACAAGGCGCTTAAACACGCCAAACGGCCTGCCGTGCTTTGGAGTGGAGGTAAAGACTCCACCGTGCTGTTGGATCTGGCTCTAAAGATTCGACCAGACATAGAAGTCATCCACTTCAAACTGCCGTTTCTATCTCACAAGTATAAGCATCACCATGAAGTGCAAGAGGAGCTTAAGCTCACAGTCCACGACTGGGTGCCAATGTCGATTGCTTTAACTCACGGAAAGAACCGGATTGACGTTTGTGAAACATATTCGATTGGGACAGGAACACTGAAGGTGATGAGGGGGACGGAGGTTGTGGATCTTACCAAACCGTGGGTATGCGGTAAGGAGTGGCTTAATCGTCCTAAGGCGCACATTGCAAGCAACTTTGATGTTTTGCTGTGCGGCCACAAGAGCAGTGATGAAGATCCACTTACTGGTGCAGTGCCGCTGATGCTAGACATGAAACTGCTGGAAATTGGCACCGAGATGTGGTTTCCGCTGCGGGAATGGACTGACGCAGACATCTCGCTGTATATCACTTCAAACAACGTCAAGTACGACCAAAACAGGTACGACACCGATGTTGTGTCCAAGCCAGACAAGCACATGAACAGTGACTATGTTCATGCCTGTTTTCGGTGCATCGACCGCCGGGAATCCAAATTTGTGCATTGCCCAAAGCTACAGATCGACGTAGAGAACCTGCATGAGCATGTCCTCCACGAAGAGCCAAAGTTTGAATACTGCAACATGCGAACTGGATTGCCAAAAGTGCGGGGCGTGTTGCAGCCACAAGGCCAGTTGGCCGATTCTGCGAAAGGATAGATCAGATGCAGTCAATATCCCACCTGAGTTTATCCGAGATGATTTGCCACTGCTTAAGTGCGTTGGAACGCGCTGTGTGGCGTTATCTGGGGTTGTGGGGCAGGAAGTTTCGTGTACAATCTATGAACATAGGCCATTGGCCTGCAAGAAGTTTGAAAAGGGCAGTCCTCTCTGCCTAGAAGCTAGAACTAAATTTTATGGCAAAACCCCGTGAACTTTTTAATACGCCAGCTCCTCAGGCGATGAGCATGATGGGGCAGGGAATTGCAGACGCTTACGCTAGAGCCGGGGAGATCGAGGGGAAGGGCATGATGGCAATGGGCCAGGGCATCGCGCAGGGGCTTACGAGTGCGGCGTCGTCAGTGGCCAGCTACATGAAAGAGGCGAAGCAGCTTGAATCGCAGAATAAGTCCTACGAGAACTTCCTTAACAATAAGGTTGGGCAATCAATGCTTGGATACACTCCAGAGCAGTCACAGCAGTTGATTGGTGAGGCAAGAAAGCTTTCGATGGATGGCGGCATCCGCGCCGGCAACGACTTCCTCAACTTGGCCGTTGGTGGAAGGCTACAGCAGCAGAATAAGTTGCAGTTGGTTAATGCGGCACATGGCCCCAAAAGAATGCCAACAAACCTTGGGTCTATAGAAAAAGGAATAGATGATATTTTGAATTTGAGTGACGACGGTTTTTCGCCTCAACCAGTGACGCCACCACAGGCACAGCCACAATACGCAGCTCAAGATGCAACAACTCCAGCCATGACTCTTTCTGAGTTTTTAAGGCAGCGCGGATGGAGGGGGCCAGGCGCAATACCACCTGCGCTAATGGCTGAATGGAATGCACTAACAGGTCAATAACATATGGCTTTTCGAGATATTCTTCCAAACAGAATGCAGAGTGATATCGCTTATGGCGATTACATGAATGCAGAGGCTGACATCAACCGCTTGCAGGGGTTGAATCAAAACCTTGCTGCTTATCGTGATGCCTTACAAGAGGCACAGAAAGCTAAGTTTGTTGCTGGCGAGCAATATCTTTCTGCAATAAATGCGTCGAGGGCTAATGCAGGCCAAGCTCCGTTTACTGGATGGCCAGAAGAAGCTATGGGCGGACGTAGGGTGCTGCCGGCAGTAGATCGCATGGGCTATCCGCTTACGCCTCAAGAGGAGGCTATGTACGCGCAGGCATCTCCGCGCCGTGTTGTTCCATTAACCCCGGCAGAAATGGCAACATCTCAGCCTGCTGTGCGTCCAGATGTTGTCGATACAAGCTACAGTGGTTCAGGCGCAGACTTTGACGCAGAAGAGCCAGTCCAAGCCGCCCCAAGGCGCGTTGTGGAATTAACTCCACAAGAACAAGCGGCAATCAAAGCTGAAGCAGCACAAAAACAAGCACAGGCACCTCAGTACCCAGAAGAGCAGTGGGAATTAACGCGGAGGTCATTGCAGGACCGTATCAGCAAAGCAAGTCAGTTAACCTATTCTGCAATTCAACAAAATCCAGATCAGTCTCAATTGCTGACAAATATGCTCAAAGACAAAGTTGAGCGGTTTAAGGATCAGCTTAAACCTTTTGAAGAAACTGCAAACTACAAAAAAGCGCAAGAGTTTGCATATTCTAATGACTTCACAAAAAAGTCAGAACTGATTGATGTTTTACAGCAAGAAATTAACAACGCAGAAAGGTACGCAAATCCACAAGAAAAATCTAGGTACTTGCTTGCTAATGCAGTCAAAGTTGTAAACAACATTATCTCTGCTGATGCCGTAACTGGAACAGAGTTAATGTATAAATTTCCAGAGCTTTTGTCTTCTCCAGAATACGCAGCATTAATGGGAAAAGGAGAGTTTAACCCAACTACATTTCGCTCAAAGCTTGCTACCCAAGAAGGTTCTGTTGGGCTGTTAAAATCAATAGGAAATGCATTTTCAACTAATCCCGATTCGGCGATTAGAAAAATGAAAGACATTCACGATAGCGTTGCGGAAGCACACAACAAAGCAGCGCAAAAAAGAATTATAACGCCAACAAGCCCTAGAGTTGCCGCAAGCTGGGGAATTCAGCCAATTAAAACATTTGCAGCAATGGAAAAGGAAGAGTCTCAAACAAGGGGCGAACCAACTCCTTCAGTAAGCTCTGGCCCTAAGCGTATTCGTTTTGAGATGAAAGATGGCGCAATGGTGCCTATAAACCCTTAATTATGCCACAAGAAGCTGTACTACCTGACGGCACCATACTGGAGTTTCCAGACCAAGCGACTGCTGAGCAAATCACTCAGGCCGTAAACCAGTACGCTCAAAGCTCTCGTCAGCCTGTGGCTGCACAGGAGCCAACCAGTGAGACTGCCGATGTTGCTCGTGGACTAGCTCGCGGCATGGGGCCAGTCGCCATGGGCGCTGCTGCTGGATTGCTTACTCCTATTCCCGGTGGTGCAGCAATGGGAGCAACTGCTGTTGCGGCAGGACAGCTTATTGGTGATCCGCTGGTGCTTGGGTTAAACCACTTCATGGGCACTAACCTAAGGACTCCTACGGAGCTTTTTGGCGAGCTGTTCACTCAGCTTGGCCTTGATCCTACTAGCACAGAAGCAGGCCGCATCGCGGAATCGGTTGGGAGCTCTGTGGCGTCTACAGCAGCTGGTATCGGCATTGGTCAACGACTTATGGGTGCTGCATCGGCAACCGCTCGTAAGATTGGCGCTGTGTTGGCAGAGAAGCCGCTGCAACAGCTTGCCGCTGCCGCTGCTGGTGGAGCTACGGCTGAAGGGGCAAGGTACCTTGCTGAGGAAATGGGCGCTGGCACAGGTGGGCAGATTTTGGCGGCTGCGGTTGGTGGCGTTGCCGGTGGCATGACTGGCAGCAAGCTTGCGGGCTTTAATCGAGGGCCACTTTCGACTCCAGCAGTTGCAGGCATGACTGCTGCGGAAACCGCACAGGCAGTAGCAGACGCTGAAGCGGCAGGAAGACTTGTTCGCACCTCGGATGTAATTCGGCCTGGTGGACCAATCTCTAAGCGGATGCAAGATATTCGCGAAGCTGTTGGTGGTAGAGAGGCGTTAGTTAAGCAAGCCGAACAAAACGCACAATTGGTTCAAGCTACACTTGGCAATTTTGGAGCAAGCGTTGGCGGCAGTGCAATCAATGATGTGGCCGCTAGTTTAAGAGAAACTAGAGCACTTGAAATCAAGACCAATAAAGATTTTGTTAAAAATATTCTTTCCTCTTTGGATAGCACCGGAATTCCTGTAGCAACTCCTAAGTCTATTGCCGCGATTGATGATGCAGTAAGCAAACTAAAAGGAATTAATCCTGTTGCTTATGAAAAAGTAATTTCGCAACTTGAGCAAACTAAGCTGCAAATCCAAAACAAAAACGCATCTCAAGTAAGCGGAAACTTGCGTCTTGTTGGAGACATGCTGGAAGATCCAGCATTAGCGGCTGTTAAAACTGATGCTGCTCCTTTAACAAAAAATGTTTATTCTGCAATGAGGGAGGACCTTGGCGATTTTATTGAAGCTCAAGGAATGGACAGAGCTGGATGGACCACCGCCAATAAAGTATTACATGACGCCTATAACGAGCTGCAAAATTCTGCGCTTAAGGCCGCTTTAAATAAAGGAACCGTAACTCCAGAACTTGCTGGAAATTTACTGCTCAGCAAAAGAAAAAGTGAAGTTCAATTGCTGTACAGAAACCTTAACGATGCAGGGAAAGCCAACGCACGCGCAGCAATTCTCGAAGACATTGCAAGTAGGTCTTTAGATGATAAAACAAAGCAACTTTCTACTGTGCAGTTTCTTGCAAATCTTGGCAGAGCAGAAAAACAAACTGGCGTGTTTTTTAAAGGCCCAGATAAAGATGTCCTTGATGCAGCAGTTCGCCACTTAAACCTTACTAAAAGGGCTGGTGAATTTAATTATGACCCAGCTACGGGGCAAAGAAATTTAATTCCCCTGCTTCTTGGTGGCGCTGGAGGCGCACTTGGATTTATTGGCTCAGTGGCTACGGCAATAGGAACTTATGGGTTTGGCCGCTTGTACGAAACTCCAAGCGTCCGTAAGTTACTGCTCCAGATGTCAAGGTTCAGCGCCGGGTCACCTGAAGAGTTTGCTATATCCAAGCGCATTACTCAAACAATGCAGTCTACGGCACAAGAACAGGCTATTAGCGACATCGAGCGTAAGAAGATGCCACTAGCATTCATGGATAAGGCGAGCAACCGTGAGGCTCTTGGCAACGGGTATGTACTGTCTGATGGCGTGAATGGCATGAAGATTGTCAGCCGAGATAAAGCATCGCACAAGCTGTTTGACGGCAGTGGTAGGTTGGTTGGCGTTTTTGCCACGGAACAAGAAGCTAAAGACAAGGCAACCAAAGAAGTTGTCAGCAGAATTAAGCGAGAACTCAAGCAGGCCAAATAACACTATGCCACTAAAGAAATCCGCAAGCGAAAAGGCGTTTGTCCAGAACATCAAGACTGAGATCAAGCACGGTAAGCCGCCTAAGCAGGCTGTAGCCATCGCATACTCCGTGCAGAAGGCTGCCGCTACTAAGCGCAAGAAATAGCCTATGGCAAACATAACACGGAAGTGGAAACGCTTCCTTGCAGTCTCATGCAGCCACGGCTTCATGGCCGACCAGGCTGTACTCAAGGAAGTCCTCCGCTTTCGTGATCGCTGGAAGCCGGATACGGTGCTGCATCTGGGCGATGCCATCGACATGACCTGCTTGCGTAGTGGCGCTATCACTAACGACAGTCACGACGCTACGGTAGATCCCGAGGCTGACCTGAACGACGGTCTGGCGTTCATCTCCGCGCTGCGCCCCCAGCATTACCTGCTTGGCAACCATGAGGCCCGGTTGGTGACACTGATGAGTCACCCCAAGGCGATTATCTCGGCTCTGGCGACCCGCGTCTATCATCAGATCCACGACCGGGCTAAGTCGATTAGGTGCAAGGTGTACGACTACAAGCTCAAGACTGGCTTCGTTGGCCTTGGTGACGCTCTCTTCCAGCATGGCTACCTGCACAGCGAGAACGCGCTGCGTGATTCTGCGGAGCGCATGTGCCACGGACGGTACACAAAACTTGTCATGGGGCACATCCACCGTGTACAAATCGCTGAAGGCAGGCGCATTAAAGGGGTGACCGGTTACTCTGTTGGGTGGCTCGGAGATCCCGAAATGGCTGGCTACGCGGAAAATAGGATTGCAACCACCGCTTGGAGCAGAGGCTGGGCGTGGGGCGAATATACTGACAACGAGACAATTGTATGGCTAACAAAAGAACTAAAGGACGGGACATTCAAGCTGCCCCTGTAGAGGGGGACTGGCTTACACAACTTGCGGAGAACTTGGAGCTACAGCCGGCACCTCCAGGGTGGTATACGCTGAGCCAAATCGCTCAACATCTAAAGATTGGGAGGACTGCCACAAGAAGAATCCTTCTTGAAAAGAAGGCTATGCGGCAAAAGTTCTACCATAAGACTCAAGACGGCAGAATCATTCCGACGTTACACTACAAGCTATGACCCCCGAGGAAAAGGAACGCCAGGCCATCATTCAACGCGCAAAGGACATTCTTTCCGAACACTTTGAGTGTGGCGAGATCCTTGTTCAAGCACAGGATGAGCTGGATAGCGACAATACGAACCGCTACGAGACTGGCTGGGGCAACCGTTTTGCCCGAGATAGGCACATCCACCTTGTTTATCAAGATCGAGTGGTCGAACACTCTTGGACGGAAGAGTGTGGGGATGAAGACGATGACGAGGACGACGATGAGGATGACAAAATAAAAGCAAAATAATAGTTGCGCGTAGACAAACAACGTGTAGCTTGCACGGCATTCAGCAGATGGTCTGCTGATGAAACCTTACAAAAATGAAAGTAGCACAAATTAGCGACTTAGCGAACTTGGCCGATGGCAGCGTCATCGGGGAAATGCGGGTGACGATCAAAGCGACGTTCCCGCCAAAGACAGGTGAAGGCAAGTTTGGTCCTTGGCGCGTGCAGAACGCGATCCTTCAAGATAGCACTGGCGAGTGCCGAGCATCGTTCTGGGTGCCAGATGAGATGGGTGACCTCAAGGGTCAGATGGTGACTCTTAAAAGCCAAGCTGGTAAGAAGGGGCTTCAGGGCATCAGCGTGAAGCACTCGACCCACAGTGGCGAGAACGAGCTGAAGATCACCGATCAGTGTGCCATCATCGACGACGCCGGCGCAGCAGTCGCAGCAGCAGGCCCACGCAAGCCGGTTAAGGCCAGCGACCCGATCTCATTGACGGTGGCAGACGCCAAGCGTGCGCTCTTCCAAGCAGCTCAATTGATGGCCGAGGCCATCAAGGCAGCCGAGTGGGTTGGCTCGCAGGCGCAGGTTACGCCAGAGCAGTTGCAGGCTATCGCTACCAGCTTGTTTATCTCCGCAGATCGCGCGGGCTTTGCCAAAGCATTCCCATCGGCGCAGACTAAGCCAGTCAAGAAAGACGAACCCGTTGAACTTGAGGAGGACGATCTCAAATGGTAAAAGCACGCGACATCTCCGTATTGTGCGGCGTCACACTCCAGACTGTCTTGAAGTGGGCGCGTGAGAACAAGATCCCGCATCACCGTATCAGCGCACGCTGCCTGCGGTTCTCAGTGGAAGAGGTCAACGCCTGGCTCCAAGCTAAACGCGATGCCAATAAACAGCAGAGCTAAAGGCTGCCGAGGCGAGCGTCTCTGGCGCGACGAGTTGCGTGCGGCGGGCTTTACGGCCCGTCGTGGGCAGCAGTTCGCCGGAGGTGGCGACAGCCCGGATGTGATCTGCGAAGAGCTGCGTGGACTCCACCAAGAGGTGAAGTTCGTGGAGAATCTTAATCTCATCAAGGCCACTGAGCAGGCAGAACGTGACGGCGCTGGCAAGCCGTGGATCGTTGCTCACAAGAAGAACCGTACTCCCTGGTTAGTCACGATGAACGCTGAGTTGTTCTTCCGGCTGCTTAGGGATGGGATGGATGGCCTGAAATAATTCTGCACCAATGCAGGGGCGCGACTGCACAACGCGCACACTTTATGAACATCAGCATCAATATAACATATACATCTGGCACTAAAGTCGAACTGGTTGTCCCACTTGAGGAGCCATGCCAGATCGTCAGCCAGCCAGAGTCACCTGTGACGCCTGTGCAACCCGCGCAGGACTTGGCTGACGCGATGGCGGGCATCCCCGTGCTTACCGACGAGGAGCGTGAATTGCTCAAGCCATCCGGCAGACGGTACACGTCCGTGCAAGAGATGGTCGATGAGCTTAAGCAAGACCCTGAGTCAGGCAAGACGATGAGCCTGTACGACATCACCTACGTCACTCAGGACGGTAAAGAGTGGAAGGTGCCACCCGGCTTGATGAAAGACTTGATCATCATCTACGGGGAGAAGACCGTCGAGCAAGAGCTGTGGAAGGCCCACGCCTGGATCGAAGCTGACATCCACCGTCGCAAGACCGCTCGCGGCATGGGGCGCTTCCTCAACGGGTGGCTATCCCGTGCATCGTCGATGGTGCGGACGCCGATCAAGACCCTGCTTAAACGCGACTCTTTACTGACTACAAATGGAACCCAAGAAAGCTGGTAGGCGCAGGCCGGTGGAGTTGCCGCCTGACACGGTGGTGCCGACTGCAACCGAGGCTGAACGTGGGATAGCGTCGATTGCGCTCAACCATCCTGAGGTGTTCCTTCACCACATTAGCGAGAAGAACTTCAAGGTGGCAGACATCTTTGATCCGCTCAGTCACCGGGTATGCGAGATCATTCTACAGCAGCAGAGCCGCAACGCTTCGTCAGAAATTCGTGTGGTTTTTGAGAAGTGCCGGGAGACGCTGCCAACAACCCAGTTCCATGAACTAAGCGACCTATACACCATCATGCCTATTGCCGGCGCGATTGGCGAGCTTATCGAGATCGTCAAGTCCACGGCGAAGCGGCGCACCTTGCAACATGTCGCACATGAGGTGCTCATGGCGATTGGCGACTCAACCGTGCAGACGCCTGAGCTACTGAGCGATGTCGTGATGAAGGTGGAGAGTCTGTCGCGGGAGCTTGCTCCACCGAAAGTGATGGACACGAAGGCACTCCTGCTTAATGCGCTCAACCGCTACGAAACAGGCGATGACGAGTCGATGCGGATAAAGACTGGCTACTCTGCTATCGACAACATCTGCCCGATCAGATACGGAGACTTTGTCGTCATCGGTGGTGAAACCAAATCGGGCAAAACCATGCTGGCACTCAACATAATTGCAAACTTAATAAATGAAACTAATTAACCTTACTCCTCACGACATAGCCATCACTGGCTACGGGATCGTGGAACCAAGCGGACAGTCCGTCAAAGTGCATAGTCACTTGTCCAAAGTGGCAGACGCTGACGGTGTGCCGATCATGTGCTGCAAAGAGAGCAAAGTCTCCAACCTGCCTGACCCTATGGACGGGATACTGTACATCGTCCCGGCATACGTCAGAACGGCGTTGCCAGCCAGAACAGATTTGGCTAGTCCAACAAAACTCATCCGTGACGGAGCCGGCAGAATCGTTGGCTGCGGTGCGCTTGAAATCAACCCATAACAATATGAAAACAGAGCTATTACAAAACCTCGAAATGACAACTTACCGTGCGATGCACGGCCTGAGTAAACACAGCCTCGACGCATTTGCTGTGTGTCCCTCGTACTACAAGTGGAAGGAGAGCCAAGAGTGGAAGCCATCCCGCGAGATGGAACTTGGCACACTCGTCCATAGCCTGGCGCTGGAGGGGCGCTGTGACTACGCTATCGCTCCAGCGTGCGACCGTCGCACGAAAGAAGGCAAGCTCATCTGGGAGAACTTTTGCCAGGCTAACATTGGCAAGGTCATTCTCAACGAGGATGAAGGGGCGCGTGTAGAGGGTGCCTGTGCTGCCGTGGAGCCGCTCCTTGAGATGGTGACAGCAGCGAAGGTGATCGAAGCGTCCATGTTCTGGGAGCGCGACGGCGTGCAGTGCAAGGGCAGGCCGGACATGATAACCGAGATCAAGGGTCGTCCGGCTATCGTTGACCTTAAGACGACCAGCGACTGGTCTAAGTTCGACCACAAGTTCTTTGGGTTTGGCTACGACAAGCAGGCCGCTTGGTACACCTACGGTCTTGAGCAGATCACCGGCCAAGAGGACATCGACTTCTACTTCCTCGTCGTCGATATGCAAGCGCCCCATCTCTCGCAGTGGGTGAAGGCGTCGAGCGAACTCATCGACATTGCTAACCAGCAGCTCGACGTGACACTGTCGCAGTACAAGCTGTGCCTCGACCAAAACGTGTGGCCTGGTCCACCAACGATGCGCGTGATGCTGCCGCGTAGATGGGAGGAAGCATGAGCAACGAACTAAGTGACGCAACATTGCGAGATCAGATTTACGGGATGGAGTTTTTAATGACTGATGGATGCACTCGCTGCCCAAAAGACATTCTTGATCTTGCCATCAACAGATACGGAGAAGAGACTGTTTACAAAGAGATGCTGAAGGCAGATAAGTGGTTGCTTTCACATGCAGCAAGACACAAGAAACGTAGAGTTTCTGGAATCGGATTGTTTTTGCTGAACTGGTTTGAGAGTGCCGCCTTCTTTCGTTTGCGCGACGCAGAACAAAAGAAAAACTCATACAACAGATGGGAGGACTAACATGAGCGACTGGGTACTCATCCGCCGTACAAACGTCCTGCAAGACGTGGAGCTGCCCCGCCCCAAGCGCACGCAGGACATCATCTGTGTTGGCCCGAAAGACGCACTCGGCTCCAAGATGGAGGCACTCATGCTACTGCCGGAGAATCAATCGACGGATCTTATCGAGGTGAAGTATGTGCTTGAGCCGTACACTGGCCAGCACTCGCACACTTCGGCACGGCCTGGTAATGGAACACGCTAATGTGGATACTGCCAAAACAATTACACACGTTGGCCTCTGTGCAGGCTACGGAGGCATTGAACTTGGACTTAAACGAGTCCTCCCAGCTTTGCGCTCAGTCGCTCTTTGTGAGATCGAAGCCTTCGCCATTGCGAACTTGGTTGCAAAAATGGAAGCGGGACTCATGGACGCAGCACCTGTTTGGACGGATCTTAAAACCTTCCCTTGGGAAAGTTTTCGAGACCGAGTGGACATCCTTACTGGTGGTTATCCCTGCCAGCCATTCAGTGCAGCAGGCAAGCGAGCCGGTAAGGACGACCCAAGACACTTGTGGCCTTGGATCGCAGATGGAATTGCTGCCATGCGACCCAGAGTCTGCTTCTTCGAGAACGTCGAAGGACACATCTCGTTGGGACTCTCCAGCGTCATTAGCGATCTGGAAGAAATGGGTTACAAAGTGTCGTGGGGCATATTTAGCGCGGCTGAATGCGGTGCTGTTCACCAGCGCAAACGAGTGTTTATCTTGGCCGACGATCAGAGCGAGCGAGTACAAAGGATGTGGTCCGCTTGGCAGCAAGAGTCACATTTATCGAGTCAGCAAGTTTTATCTGGATGCGGTCGCCCAAGAACGGACTGGTCAGACGGGACGACTGAACCCATCCTGGTGCGAATGGCTGACGGGGGTGCCAATTGGGTGGACAGGATGCGCCTCCTCGGAAACGGAGTCGTCCCAGTCACAGCAGCTTTAGCGTTTACCACACTACTAAATGAACAAAGGAATCCTCGTCATCTCGCTTGAGATGCCAGCGAATCAGATCATCGACCGGCTCGTCGCCCGGCTAGGCAGCGTCAGCCTACGCACCCTCGCTGAAGGAGCCAAGCTGGAGCGTGACATCAGGGGCGTCCACAGTGCCATCCAGAAGCTCAATAGCAGCCGTTTGGTTGTGCGCGACGACCTGTACGATATCGCCAACATCTGCGCCACGGCACGGGCTATGGCTAAGTCCCCGGATGGCCTTGGTGTGCTGTTTGTAGACTATATCCAGTTGGTCAGGTGCGACCTAGGCAAGGACAGCAGCCGTGAGCGTGAGGTGGCTGAGGTCAGCCGTAGTTTGCGACTGCTCGGCATCGAATTAGGTTGCTTAGTCATCTCAATTACGCAACTAAATGAGCAGGGCAAGGCTCGCGAAAGCCGCGCAATCGGACAAGACGCTACAGCCGTGATGGTTGTGAAGCTCTCCGATGAGGCGGAGTTCCGCGAGATTAGCATCCCCATCCAACGCAACGGGCCGTGTGGCGTCAGTGCAAATCTGCGATTCCATGGCAAAACTGCAACCTTCCACAATGAATAAACACTACCAAAGTTACATGAAAATTGAACCTGACAACTCCAACAAAGCCGTACCCTACCTGTGGGGCTTTGCCACTCTGGCCGTCTTTGACGGTCTCGCTATCGCTTGGTTTGCCGAAGAGCTGTGGGAAGCCATCGTGCTGCTCATTCTGTTCTGGGCAAGCGCACTGTTTGCAGCCTCAGCGATGGAGGAATGGAAGGGCCGGTGAAACGAGTCTGCAAAGACTGCGGGGCGCAATTGGTACGAGACTTCTTTGGAGACTGGTTTTGCGACGAATGTGAAGCCGAGAAGATGAAGAATCCACCGAAACTACAACTGATCATTGCACTGCTGAGCATCTTAGCTTTTGCAATCGGTTACGCACTCGACCGGGAATGAGCGCACAATTAATCGACACACTCATGGAGAAGATCCATGTACTAACAACAGAAAACAAACGACTAACAGATGAGAATCAGAAACAGGCAAAGACAATCGAACGGCTGGGTCGCCAGGTTGCGGAGGGTCGATCCACGGGAGTGGAGATTGCGGATCATGGAACTTCCGGTGAAGCTACAGGTATTTGTGGCGCAGATCGTGTGGTGGGACTACTTCGGCGACAAGACGGTGCCGAACCGTTGGCCTGAGCTTGACCTGTGGCTCTGTGCACATCCCTGCACTTTCCGCAAAGAAATGTGGCCTCCGACTGAGGAAATGGTTGATGCGCTGATTAGCATCGGGTACGAAGAAAGGACGGCACTACGCCGGATGAACGTAAATCAAAATACAAAATGGAAGAAGTACAATTAAGACAGTATCAAGAGGCGCACAACAAGCAGGTTGAGACTATCACTCAGCTTCGCAACCAGCTCAGGCAGTACAAACACTTCTGCTTGCAAGCCGCTGAGGTCATCGAGTCACTCAAGCACCGGGTGCTGCGTACAAATGACAACGACAGTGCATTCCCGAACGACCGCACGATCCTGCTCGACGCCGATCTGGTGCTTAGTGAGTGCTACAGGATGAACCTGAAGGAGGGGAGATGACCGACAAACAAATCAACGCGGCGATTGCCGAGGTGTGCGGATGGACTGAAATCCAAAACACAACGGATGGGTGCTATGGGCTGAAAAGCCCAACGCGCGGGTACATTCGGATTCCAGACTACTGCACCGACCTCAACGCAATGCATCAAGCGGAATCAATTCTGGATGAAGATTGCCGGAACGGGTTTAGACTAGAGCTGTTAAATGTTACTGACTCAAAGCATTTTGGATGTTTTGAGCATATTCATGCAACGGCTCGCCAACGCGCAGAGGCGTTTCTGCGGACGCTAGACAAATGGGACCAATCTGGTGAGCGCACCGAAATGGAGGTGCAGAAGTGAGTGGCATGTTAGTCGAAGATGTGGCGAGCGAGCTTGCAAAGGCAAAGGAGAAGATCGAGCAAATGCAACCATTATTGCTAAAGGCCGCCAGTCTTATCGAGGGGTGGAATGAATACTACAAAATCTATGCAATGGAAGAGTATGTTTCGTACTACCACGACATTTGCAAATTTACGCAACGACTGCGAAAGGAGGCTCAATAATGAACCTTACCCGCAGGCAACTTTGGATACGTCAGGTTGAGACTCGTAGCGGCATTGCGCCCCTCGACTTTAAGATGGCACGGTATATCGAGCTAATGAACATCAGCAACATGCAAGACCTGCGCTGGTCGTTCACCACACCGGGGCGCGTGCAGGGTATCGGCGTTGGTACGCTGGATAAGCTGAAGGCGCTCGCCGGCATGACGGTGCCACCCAAGCGGGTGACGTGGAAGGTAGAAGCCAAGCGGCTGTATGCGCTTCTCGACGCGGCAGGAATAGAGTATATTAAACAAAAATGACACCAGAGAACGCTATCGCTGCCGAGATGCTCCTGCTTCAGGCTGAGCAGGAGATTTCAAGATTGAAATCCGAAATTCAAATTTTGAAAAAGGAACGTGAAATTGAGGCTGATATTCAGCTCAAGATTGCGCTCAAGGCTGACAAGTACTACATGCAGCTTCAGGCCATCCGAGAGTCAGCTTTCGGTGACATCTCCGGGATCACGGCGGAAGACCTGTCGTTTATGAGCGAACGAGAATGAGCGACGCACCTAAGCGCAAGAAGCGCAACGCAGTTTATCGTAGTCCAGAGTCCCGTGCGAGGCAGCTTGCCGGGCTGAGTGGCGTGAAGATAGAGAAGCATGTGCCTGGGGTGATTCAAGAGAAGGTGAACGGATTAGGGGCGCTGGCCGGCATACCGCCTGAGATACAGAAGAAGGTGCTCGATCTATTTGTGACTGGCCAGCACAGCCGAGCCATAGCGATGCAGCTTGGCATCAGTGAGCGAAGCGTGGATGAGATCAAGGTGAGTGCGCTTGATATGGACTCGCAGTTCCGCAATGCGTTCTTCAACACGAACCTGAAGGCGAAGCTACAGTCCGTGATCGATGGCGCTGCACAGCGTGTCATGGAGCTGATGCCGGAGATGTCCGCGAAGGACGCTGTGCTGGCACTGGGAATCACGTTGGACAAGTATGCTAATCTGGAGAAGAACAAGACCCCGGATGCGCTGCACCAGCACGTTCACCTGCACACCAACCAGGACATCTCTGCCGCTTTCATGGCGGCCCTTAAGCCGCCGAAAGCTCAAGACCATGTTGGAACGATTGAAAACGAGTGACGCCCTTGCCAGATTGGGTTGGAAAATGGAAGACAGACTTCCAAATTGCAAGGTTGAATCTGGAATTCAAATTTCAAATTCAAATTTCAAAATTGAAAATCAAATTTCAAAACTGGTTTCACGAGAGCAACCCGACTTAGCCAACGAGGTTCTCGACCTGCGCGATTTGACCGAGCGGTACTGGCGCGTCATCCAGGCGCAGCACGTCAGGATCGCACGGCTCGAAAGCGAACTATGTGCGAAGACTGCGCCGCGCTAGAGGAAGAAGCGGAGTTTTATGCGCAGGAGTGTGCGCGATGGAAGGCGATGTGCGAGGTGTCACATAAGCGTGAAATGGCGCTGGCGCAGAGGCTCCGGGTGCTGCTCCAGAGTCTGCGCCAGGTTGCTAGCGAGGTGCGCGGGATGGGTAGGAATTAACCCCGTGGAATTCGACGGGATTAGAACGTGCAGCACCCACAGCATGGCGCGTCCTCACAGCGCCCAGCCCGGTTGCGGATGCCACGCCAGCCTGAGGACGTGACGACGCCGTAGGATATTGCGTTGCCGCGCGACCAGGCGAGTGCCTCGTTGACGTCGCTGGATGGCCCAGCACCAGCGGTGCAGTCAGGACAGAGGACGGTCCATCCACGGCGGGCACGGGAGAGAGTGCCGGCTTGAGCGGGCACGGTGGTGCAGCATTCGCTGCAGTTTGCGGGGTATCGGTTTTTCATGTGTGTTTTGGTTAGCGGTTAATCCACAATTGCACTCCACATCTCATTGAACTCGGCATCCGACATACCGCAGGTGCAGCCCCACATAGGGTTGTATGGCGGCTCACCAGCGCAGTGAGGGCAGAGCGGCGCAGGTTGCACCCGGTTGATGAGCTTGCTTGGCACCGGCTTGCCCGTGTCAGTGTAGCGCAGGTGCGCCTTGTACTTGTGGCCACGCGCAGTCTGTAGCGAGCGTCCCCAGCCGCAATAGGTGGCGCGAACCGGGCGACCGTCCAGGGTGCCGGTAAGGCCATCCCAGCCGTGAATGGCTTTACGCACGGCGGCGTGGACGTAGGTGACACCAAAGCGGCGAGTTTCTTTGACGTAGGGTAGTAGGTTGATGATTGTCATGTGTGTTTTGGTTTTGGTTGGTTTGTTTAAGCGAGCGTCACTTCGTACGTCCATCCACGACCGTTTTCATGGTCAATGTCGCCGATTTGATTTAAGCCAGCGACGTCAGGCAGATTCTCGATTGCGTGACAAAGGTCGCCGAGGTCGTTCCACCTGGCATCTTCATCCGCTTGCGAGCGGGTGCGCCAAGCGAGGATGTCTACGCGCAGCTTTCGGTCTTCCAGCTCCATGTCGTCGTCGAGAAACAGGTAAGCCCAGTGGTCGCAAAGTGCTGCGCCGCGAGGAAGTGCGTTGATGGTTTCCATGATGGTTTCTGTTTTCATATGTGTGTTTTAGTTTTGGTTTTGCTTATCCGAATTTCAAATTCAAATTTCAAATTCAAATTCTAAACTCGGATTTCAAAATCAAAATTGGTTTTCAAATTTCAAATTTCAAAAAAGGTTTTTAGCCTGGGGAATCGAAAGCCGAAAACGGCCTGGGTGATGCGACGATGCGGGTGTGGACGCGAATATGGGGGTGAAAAAGCGTCAAAAAGGGGCGCAAATCGGCGCAAAAAGAGCCGAAAAGACTGAAGGGGAGTAGGTTAAGTGAAGCGCGAAGGCAAAAGAAAGCCCCTAGGCGCGAAACCTAGGGGCGCTTTGGTTAAGCCTCCATGTTGGCGAGTGATCGCTCTATTTCATCGGCGAGCAATTCTTGGTTATAACCATCATAAAGATCCGTCATAGCACAGGCAGCTCCATTTGCATCGGCTCGCCACAAGCGTGACAGGGCCGATTCTAGGCGTTCCAGCAGCGTGTAGGGGACAACGCTATACTCGTGATCTTCCCACACCTTGCGAGCGTCATAGTGCGCCGACGATGGTGTACGGTAGATTTCTGGAGTAAGTCCTTCTGGGGTTTGGATACGGTAGTACATGAGGTTATTCGTATATGTCGCAATCAGCAGGCATTTCAACGGGTACGATACGCCAATCGTCGGGCAAGCCGTCGCAACCATCTAGGATGTCTGCAAGCTCGGATTCAGCTTCTGCTCTGGTTGCGAATGTGCACGCAGCATAGATGTCAGAATCATTGTCGCATGCTTTAAGGTCTGCCCAACCATAGCAGGCGGCAGTTTGGATTTTGTAGTTCATGGGATTAGCGTTGGTTAGAACAGTCCGCGAATTGATTCAGCGTTATCAAACGAGAAAAGAAGGATCACCTGCGAGCCGTTGCAAGCGCGGGCAATCGGGTGAAGGTTAGCCTCTGCAAACCAACGGAGCGCGCCAGCTTCAGCATCACGCTCCTCGTAGTTATAGGATAACCAAGCGCGCTTTTCCCAAAGCGGAAGACTTAGCTTGATGCGCGCGCCTTTGGTATTGGTTGCGCCAACGTAGTTAACTAGGATTGCGATCGTGTTTTGTGGTGTATTCATTTTTGTATTGTGTTTGTGTGGAGCGTCTCTGCTCCCCTCTGGCCACCCCGCAGGATGACCAACTCGGGAGCCTAGGCTAGCAAGACTCGCAAACATGCGATTGGATGCGGATAATTGATATGTCCTTAGGCGATGGCCTGCTGTCGCATGATTGGGCTACCATACGCGCCGCACCACGATGGGTTGGAGTTTTGGCGCAATAGGGGCGGAAAAACGTCCAAGTGCCACCCTGAATGGCCTTTGTGCCGCTTTCGTTGTGGATGACCGCTTCAATACTAAACATCATTTTCTTTATAGTGTTCATTTGTAGTGTGTTAGGTTAGGTTGGGTTTACTTGCGGTTACTTTTGCGATAGTCGCAATAGACTGACAGCCAGAGCGATGCGGTGATGATTGCGCAGCCTCCCATTAGCAGGAAAAGGCACAAGCGGACGTAGGCGGCGTACTCTAAGGCGTTCATATCGTTTGGGTTCATAAGCTGAGTTGAGTTGAGTTAAGGTTGAACTGACAAGGGCGAGACTAGCGCTTGCTGATAAGTGCGCAATAAAAAAGAGAGGATGAGCAAAGAAAAGCGTGCAGTGCAGTGCGTGCCCTGAGCGTGCGTGAGTGCAGTGCGTGCGTAGCTCGTGGGGTGCACGAGTGTCGCGACTGTGGTACGGTGCGTGCGCAATGTGCGGAGCGAATGTGCGGAGTGCGGAGGATGTGCAGACGGCGATCCGGTCGAAGCGTGATGCGGAGTGCGGGCGTGCGTGCGTGCGGCTGAGATAGTTCGTGTACGAAGGAAATGCGTTACAGCCCTTAGATTGTATACAATCACCGCGCGCGCTCCCGTGTGCTGGCCAGCGCCCCTCGCAAGCGTGCTGGCACCGTCTTTCGGACGCTCTCCGGAGCACCAATTCGGTGGTCTTACCCACTTGGTTTGGACGGCCTTTGCAAGCTGTTGCGCCGCAGTGCCTTGCCAATAACACAATACAAACATAGTTATATGGAGTGGCTTTTTACAGAGTAAAAGCGCGAATCTACAGAGAAAACCGGCAATAGGGGGGGAGGGGGGTGCGACCTGGATATACGACGGCGACGACGACGCATTACCCCCCTCAGACTTTTTTTCGCCAACTGGCCCCCTTCGCGCACCGGCTCGCGCACCCGTCGCCATGCTATGCTACACCTTGCTTGTGTAGTTGGCCGACTCAGTGTACCGTCGCTGGTAATATGACCAAGTACACACTAAGCGAAAAGACGGTTAAGCAGCATCTGGGGACGGCGTATCGGCCTACGTCATACAAGCTCGGGGAGGACTACATCGAGCGGAAATGCTTTCGCAGCTTCAAGCGGATCTATCGGAGCGACCTGTTGGATGGTACGCTGCCCGGTGAAGTGGCCGAGGCTGACACATACACGGAGAAGCCGCTCACGGTGGACGTGCCGGCTGTTACGGAACCTCGCTACATACCGATACACAACGAGAGTGTGCAGCAAAGGATCGTGTACTTGTACCCCAACAAGCGGTGGGTACGCACAGACGTGGAGGATATGGTATTCGTCGGTATGAAGGGGCTCAACTTTCGGCAGGGTCAGCAAATTTGGGTTAAGAACAAGACGCTATGCATAAGATGACGCTTAAGGACAAGTTGGCGGTATATGACAAGCTTGAGAAGCTTAAGTGCAAGCTTAAGTCGCTTATGTTCGCATTAAGCGCAGGTTATGTTCTGCATATCGCGCTTAAGTGGTGCTTAAGCCTGGTGAACGCGCAAGAGATGCAGCTTAACACGTTTGAGCTAGCGATACTTTGGATTATCTGTTCTTAAGCTGAGTGCTTACTCAGTTATCAAGTTCTTACTCACTAGTGATATTCCCCTTCTCTAGTGACTTTCCCTTACTCTTGCTTCGTGTTGCCGTTCGCACTAGGCTTCGCCCAGATGCTCACTCTCGCAGCAAGCTGCTCACCGGAG